ATACATCAACGGCTTCTACAACCCCCGCCGAAAGCACTCAGCCCTCGGCTGGAAATCTCCCGTGGCCTTCGAACAAAGGGCCGCATAACATGAACACCTGACCGGAACAGAACCGGTGCAGGTCCATTTTCAGCACGCGAGGCGCGCGGGATTTGCCCAGAGGCTTGTCCTTGGCCACACGGGCGACCTGCGCGAAGGTTCCCGGATTAACTGGCAGTGGCAGCCCCTCACATTCCGAAGTGTGCGGGTTGTAGCGGACGGAATGGCGGCTGCCATCGCGTGCTTCCAGCGTCAAATCAAACCACATCAGTCAAAAAGCCTTTCTTCGATCGCCACGGGCAGATTGACGCGGAAGTTTGCGACCACCTGAACATGCGGTGCGCTCCCCCCATAGGGGTGCTGGTTGTGGGGAATATGAGAGGGGAAGAAGACCGAGAGCCCTGGCCGCGGATTGACCGTGTAGCCATGGCGGCTCTCATAGGGCAGCCGCCCCTCGTCGAAGTAGCGCGATGGATCCTCAATCACAAAGCGCGGGGTGCCGACGGAGTTCACCGGCTGCCCTGCCCCGCCACCGGTTAGGAAGTGCACACAAGTGAGGTCCCCCTCCCGGCTGTCTTTATGCGTCGAGATGAAGCCGCTCGGCTCAATGACGAGGGCGCGGTTTTCGCAATGGTCGGGATCGAGATACTGGGCCCAGGGACCGAGCACGGCGCGCGCGCAGGCGAATAGGTGGGATTTCAGGGCCTGACCGGCTTCGCTGCCCTCTAGGATGCCCCGCACCCGGCGCTCGGCCGCGGAAAGCCGCGTGCCAGAGCCACCAACTGCCGCAATAGCCTCATCCGCAAGTTGTCGGTTCACATCCCAATCGACAGGCGTTTCAAAGAAGTTGATGCGGGTCGGCCAAAGCTCAACGCTCCTGCTATGAACATCCATCGTCAGCACCGGCAGGCACAGTTGCAGTTGCAGTTCGAATAGGTCCGCACATAAACATCGTGGAATGTCATATCCGCCTGGTACTCGACCCCAAGATAGGCGGTGCTGACAATGTTGCCCGAGCCCACGATCTTATACTCCGCCGCAGTCTGCGTGTACTCACCCGGCACCAAACCCGCTGCCGGTGCCCCAGAGATGCGCGACCACGGCACAAAGCCCTGATCGTCGATCACAATGGTGGTGCCAACCTTATAGGCCATGGGAGCCTCCTTCTTTTTGGGCCGCGAGAATGTCGCGAAGCCCGACCTTGCAATGGGAATTCGGCAGATCGAGGTTGCACAGGACCGGAATGCACATCCGCTCCTCCCCCTCGAAGTAGGTGCTGTCGTGAGGCACGTAGCCCTCAAAGACCACCATCGAGCCCGTCTGAGGCTCCACGGAATACCAGCCCCCACCGACGTAAGCCGCAGGGTTCCGGCAGGGCCATAGCCGCTTGCCGATCCCCGCCGGATCATAAAGCCGGACCGCCCCGCGATGGAGTGACGTGGCCGGGCAACCTTCGTCCAGCATCACCCGCGGATAATAGGTGCAGACAATGTCCGTCTGGGGATGCGTATGGGTGTGAATCCCGAGATTCTCCCGCTGTGCCCGGCGCTGCCAGAAGGTGTCGGACATCATGGCGATCTCGCCCGTGTGGTCGTAACCGTAGGCAAGCTGCAGATACTCGCGGACCCCAGCCGCTGCCATCTGGGCCAGCATCGCGATCACAGGATCTTTGCTGTCCATCAGGAAGTTGTGGCGCAGATGGCCTAGGTGATTGCTCATGTCTCCTGAGGCGCGCGGATCTCGGGGGTCCGTGATGCGGTTGCGTTCCGTGTCCTCTCTCGCCAGCGCGTAAAGGCGATCGTTAAACCCCTCAGGCATGTCCCAATGCTTGTGCAGGACAAAAGCAGGGTAAATCGCCTGCATCACGCTCGTGGTCGCGATCTCCATCACACGACCTCCAAGGTGATCTTGCCAATCGCGGTGTAATGCTCGGTGTTGATCTTGACGGTGATGCGCTCGCCAGCCGTCAGCCCCAAGGCCTCGACCGCAAAGCGACCCTGGCCGGTCTCATCTGTGTGAAGGCGCCGGCTTGGCAGATAGCCCGCATCGCTCTCAAGCTTCAGCGTCATGGCATGGGCACAAGGTGCGCCCTCCTTATTCCAGCGCAAACGAACTGGAACCTCTGCCCGTCCGCCCGCGGGCACGTTTAAGACCTCTCCCGCTGGGACATCTGCTACGGCATGGAAGTAGAACTGCTTGAACCAGACCCCGTCCTTCGGGATGTCGGCATCAGGGACTCGACCGGCGAGCACTGTGCCATTCAGAAGGATCGGATCGCCTTCGCAGAGCACCTCAATGCGGGTTTGATCGAAGGGGGCAGCCATCGGCATGAACACCACCATGGCATTGGAGAGCCGCTCACGCGCACGATGCCGGAAGGAGGTGTCGACCTTTTCTCGGGCGGTCTGAGCAAAGCGGTTTCGCCAGGGCAAGGGCTGGACATTCAGCCCCACCGCAATGTCAAGAAGCGAGAAGTCGATAAGCTCATCAAGCCCGTTCATGCCGGCGGCAAAGATGTAGGAGCGCCCCTTGTAGATCCCGCCATGCGCTGTGCCAGGCAGGTCTGGGACAAAGACCTCGTCATGGCGCGTGTCGACAAAGCCGGCCGCGTTGCCAAAGTCGGGCGAGGTTTCGAGATAGGCGCGCAGATCGGCCCAGAGCATGACACCTGCCATGCCCGCAGTGGCGCCTTCGCTGGCGGGCACGAAGACCGCAAGCCCGGCATAGTCCGGTTTGACATCGACCGCGTAATGGCGCGGGACGCCGCAATTGGTGATGGCATAAAGTCCGGTCTCGATCATGGGGCGGTCCTTTTGAGTTGATCGACCTCAAGCGCGAGGTCCTTAATGGCCTCGACGAGGAGGCCGATGAGATTGCCGTAAGCGAGGCGCAACACACCCTCGGTCTCGATGACGGCCTCAGGCGCGACGGCTTGAACCTCTTGGGCCAGCAGTCCCATCCGCGGCCGGGGATCGCCCGCCATCTCAAACGTCACGCCCTGCAAGTGCTGGAGTTTGGCGAGGGCATCTCTGATTGGGGCGATGGCGGTTTTGAGCCGCGCGTCCGATGTGGTGACAAAGTCTGGGGCGGTGACGACCCCGCTAAACGTCTTGGCCCCGGCCCAGCTTTGCGCGCCGGTGGTCACAACGCCCGAGGCGGTGGCGCTGGCGGCAGGCAAGGTCGCATTGCTGCCAGTGGAGGAGGTGATGGTTGGCCCAGAGGTTGTGCCGGCACTGACCCCGAGGTTCGTGGCGACGTTGGCTTGGGCGCCGGCGGCAATGCCATCAAGCTTCGCCTTGTCAGCCGCGCTCATGGACCCTGCCGCCGAAGTCGTGGCGGCGAGAATGCTGATCGCCGGGGTGGCGCCCCCGCTTGAGACGATCGGAGCGGTCCCGTTCACAGCCGAAACCCCAGCCGTCGCCGTCGTGACATAACCCTGCGCCTTCACAAACGCGGTTGTGGCGAGCCGTGTCGAACTGTCGGCAGTACCCGGCGTGGGCGCAGTCGGGGTGCCGGAGAAGGCAGGCGACGCAAGAGGCGCGGCGCCCGAGACATCAGCAACAGACAGCGCGACATCGCCTGCGCGCCCCGCGACGGAGCGGACGGGGCCAATCTCGACAATGCCAGTGCTCGCGCCTTCTTGCTTCAGGTAAAGCTTGCCATCCGGGACATTGACGGCAAGCTCTCCCGCTTCAAGCTGCGCCGTTGTCGGCACACGGCCTGCGACGGTCGTGCGTTTGACGAGAAGCGTGTTGGCCATGGTCAGAAGGTCCCGCCATCGAGCGCGATCCCATCAATCGTCCCACCGGTGATGGCGACCGAGGCGGAGGATTGCGTGGCGAGAGAGCCCAGCCCCAAAGTACTACGCGCCGTTGCGGCATCGGCATCATCGAGAAGCGTGCGAGCAAAGGCGGTGAGGGTTGCCAAGGCCGCAGCAGAAGCGCCGGTGTAATAGGCGAGCCGGTCCGCGACCGGGGTCAACCCTCCGACACTGGCGAGTGCCGTGGTGAGGCTGAGGGTTGGGTTGCCAGCCACGGCATCGCCGTTGCTAACGGAGAGCCCCGTGCCGCTCACGGCAATCGCGCGCGCCGCCACCGTCGCAGCGGCGGTCCGTGCCACAAGCCCGTTGGTGGCCAAATTGTGCACCGCCAGAGCCTGACCGGTGAGGCCAACTGTATCGGCCGCCACCGCAATGCCGGTCCCAGCTCCCACATCGAGCGTGTTGCCGGATTTTGTCAGACCCGCGCCTGCGAGGATTTGTCCCGCCCCCGTGAACTGCACGAAGGTAACAGCCGTGGTACCAAGCGCGCCGCCCGGATCCACCGTGGAGAGATAGCCCATATCGGCGTTGACCGTGCCGCTTTCGACAAAGACATAGGCCGAGATCAACTTGCCCCATGTATCTGCGTCTGCAGAGCGCGCCCAGGCCCCGGCGGCCACGACATAGATCCCGTTTTGGCTGGCTGTCGTCTGGTCCTTCACCAGCACCCGCTCGCCCGCGATGAGCGCCACGCCATCAAGGGTCATCGGCCCAGACAAGGTTGCGATATTCGCCGTGCTGGCGGCGCGCACCGATTGCTTGGGCTCAAGCCCCTGCACTGTGAGGTCGACATAGGCCTTGGTCACGGCATCCTGCGCGCCCTGCGGATCGCCAAGCCCTGTCAGACGAAAGCCGCCGAGGGCTATATCCGATGCCGGAGCCGCCAACTGATCCAGCCGGGTCGCCCGCACAAAGGCCGTCGTTGCGATCTGGGTGGTGTTCGTGCCGTTTGCAGGCGTCGGTGCTGTAGGCGTACCTGTCAGCGCGGGAGAGGCCAGCGGCGCACGCGACGTGTCGGTCGGGTGAACGTGATCAGCGCGGGCAAAGCGCGTGGAACTGCCCAAGGCAGCCGTGCCGTCCATCGCAGGCTGAGTAGCACCCGCCTGCCCGAGTACAAAAGCCGTCGTCGCAAGCTGCGTGGTGTTGGTGTCGGTTGCTGCTGTGGGGGCCGTCGGCGTGCCGGTCAAGCTGGGCGAGGCAAGCGGCGCCTTTGCATCAAGTGCCGATTGCAGCCCCGTCACATCGCTGACCACATGGGCATGCGCGAGCGCGGCCTTCGTGGCCAATCCCGCATCCAGTTGGGATTTGCGCACGAGGTCTGCCGCCGCACTCGCGTCCTCGGAGGACTTCGGGACGGTGGCGAAGGTCTTGGCCCCGGCAATGCTTTGCGCACCGCTCAGATCGACGAAGCTGCCCTTCCCCGCAAGCGGAATGACCGAGGTCGCATTTCCGGCCCCATTGTCGCCCTTGCCGACATAAAGCGTGTCATCAACCTCGTTATGGGCAATCTCGCCGGATTTGAGCGCAGCTGGCGCACCGGCCACGCCCGAGACGCGGCGTTTGAGTTGGATCGTATTGGCCATCAGAAGAAGCCTCCGTTGATGGGAGCGTCGGTCGGAAGAATGGTGATGCCAGGTGTGCCCTGATCGCCCTTGTCACCTTGCAGGCCCGTCCGGCCTTGGGGCCCGGGCTGACCCAGAAGCCGCAAAGCCACGGGGCCTGCGAGGACGCGGAGCCGGATCGGTTCGCTGGATCGCAAATGCAGCCGGATCGGCCCGGTCAGGGGCCGAAGGTCAAGCGCGGCCGCCATGACTCATTGCCCCGCAGAGACAGCGAGCCTCGTCACGGGCAGGACCACAGGGATTTCCAGAACGAACCCGAGGTGCAGGTCGGGTGTCAGATCGGTGCGCACGAGATCCAGAACAATACCGCCTGGCGCGAGGCTGGCAGTCACGTCAGCGGTCAGAACGATTTCCAGCGTGCGCACGTCCACGCGCAGCACGCTGCCAGCCGCAGTGGAGAGTTCTGCCACCATGGTCGTGGCGGTGACCGCGTTGCGCACTTGGCCCACAAAGCTGGCCCCCTCGGGGAAGAGATCAGCCTCGGCCTGCAGCTGCAGGCGGTATTCGTAGCCGATCAGGATGACAGGGCCTTCCTGCACATGTACGCCCGTCATGACCGCCACCCACAAAGCTGCGCGCCAGTCTCGTTATGGGTGAGGATCTGCCGTGCCGTTCCATCGCTCAAGTGATCCGCCCGTGAGGGTCGGATCGGCTCTGCCCAGTCGCAGCTCGAGATCACGCCGGGATCAGTCGCGCATCCAGCGGTCAAGGCGGCGATCATGCTCAGCCTCAGGCAAAGTCTCGACCTCATGGCGAACCTTTCGGGATGCGCGCAGCGCGCGGATGCGGGCTTCAGCTGTGCGAATGGCATACTCGGCCTCAGCAGCATGCCGCCCCTGGCGCGTGGCGATGCGCAGGGCGGAGACCAGGATCAGGATGAGGGCGGCCCAAAGCGCGACACGCCGCCCAAATGCGGTGACAAGCCGTTTGAAGACGGCAATCATGGCGTCCGCCCCGTCCGATGGTCCTCGATCCGGGCTGCGCGGGCTTTCCAGGCCAGCACGATGACCGCTAGGAAGATTGCTGCCCCTAAGAGTGGCATGACGACCGGGGCATAGCCTCCCAGTCCGACAAGATCCAAGAGGCGCGTCGCTAGATCACGGCCTTCCTCGGCCTGTCCAACGAGCGGCGCGACATCGCTGATCGCGATGCCGGCATATCCTGCAGCCCCAAGCGCGATCTGGGCGTTTGAGGCCGCCAAGATGCGTGAGCCCTCAGGCCTGCCCGTCGCGCGCTCGATCGCGACCGGCCTCGGACGCGCCGTGGCCAGGGCATCGGTCAGCGCCACATCAATGATCGGCACCAGAGCAAGATCGTTGTGATCGCGGAAGGCGAGGATAGCCGCGCGGGTGCGGGGCCCGATCTTTCCATCGATCTGACCCACCTCGTGATAGCCAAGCTCCTTTAGTCGGCGCTGGACGGCCTCGACCGACATCGCCACTTGCGGCGCGACATCCCCAGCGCGCCGCACGCCCAGAAGCTTTGAGACCGGATAGCGCTTCACACTGACGGCGTCGTCTTGGTTGCCGCCCAGGCCCCATATCCATTGCCCCTCGATCCGGTCGATGAAGAACACGTGGCCCTGCCAACTGGAGCTGCCGCGCGGGATCACGCCAATATCGCCCTGCTGGGCGTCCACCAGGTCCACCGGCACACCCCAGTCAAGATAAGACCGCGCCGTCAGCTTGCGGGTCGAGCGGATCCCTGCCCGCTCAAGGCAATGCCCGACAAAGGCTGCGCACCAGGCCACAGAGTCATGTTCCACATGAGTATGGCCGACCGAGGCATACATCTCCATGATGGCGGGATTGTTGTCGAGGCCCGGGCCCTCGGTGGTTCCGATGTAGCTGCGGGCGATAGCGAAGGGCGTCATGGCGATCTCCAAAAAGAAAGGCCGCCCAAGGGGCGGCCACGTGTCGTGCAATTCTTGTTGTTGTCTTGGGCGGCCTTAGCCCTCTTCAAGGACGACCCGGAGGTCCTCCACCTTTGTTCGGCGCGCTTGGATGACCCAATCCTCGACGGCCGCCTGCGCTGACGATCCAAGCCCCGTGATGCCCGCCAAATGGATCTCAAAAAGACCAGAGGCCTCCACGGTGTCGTGCCAAAAGCCACCCGTGCGCAGCACGAGATCGCGGATCACCTCGACGGGATCGCTGGATGCCGCAAGTTTCAAGAGCACGGCTGGAATATCAGGACGTCGCAAAATACCACCCTCCAAATCTGACCTAAGATTGCATCCCAGATGCACTGCCAACCGCCAGACATCAAGCCGGGCCTCATGGTATTATGATCGTCATCATGGCGCCGAGAACGCGGCATCGCCGGATCCCTGAGCACACTCTAAAGCATGAGCTTGTGCTTTTTGTGACGTGTCAGCTGCCCGATGCCCCCGCACGATCCACCATGCGACGAGACGCTCCGCAGATTTGGCCTTTTTGGGGTCAGGGCCACCGAGCAAAAAGCAGGCGCCCAAAGCAGGCGCCCAAACCAGGTTCATACCCACAAAACCCTTGCAGCATCTTCGGAGGTGGTTTTCCAGGTCGATCGCAGCCTTCTGATGATTTGGACAAAGGCGGAGCCGAGAAGCCGGCGCTTCCTATGGTTTGCGCCGGCCAATCCATGTGGTCAGCAATGCCTCCGCCCCGCGGGGCCCGAGATAGGCAAGCGTCGCCACAAACCCGGTTGAGACGGGCTGCGAGAGACCAATGTAGCGTGCGGCCGCCTCCCCGATCAGCGCCATGCCAACGGCGACGGGGATTTCCCAAAGGAGCTCCTTGCCGAAGAAGCGGCGGTTGCCGAGCTTCACCTCACCCGAATGCCACATGAGCCGCCCGGTGAAGGCGCCAATGAGCGTGGTCACTGCGCCTCCGAAGACCGAGTTGATCATGTCGATGAACCCACCATCATTCATGGGCGTGCCTCCTCAAGCGCCGCCACCCGGGCGGTGAGTTCCTTGACGGCCTCGATCAATAGGCCAGTGATATTGCCGTAGGCCACAGAGAGCTGGCCCGCCTCGTTGTCGCGTACGACTTCGGGCAGCACAGCCTCGACCTCCTGGGCAATGACGCCGATCTGGCGGCTGCCGTCCATAGTGAAGCGCACGCCCCGGAGCGCAGAGACAATGGCGAGTGCCCCTGCGATGGTTTCGACCTCAGATTTGAGGCGGACATCTGATGAGGAGACGAAGTTCGGGGCCGTGACCACGCCCGTGAAGGTCGCACCAGACAGCGCCGCCTTTTCTGCGATTGCGGTGTCATAATCCGCCGCAGACTTGGTCGCCATCGTCCCGAGCCCAAGGTTCGTGCGCGCCACGGCCGTATTCGCGAGCCCGGCGAGATTGCCTGCTACATCGAGAAGCGCGTCCCAGCCGGTGTTCGTGGTATTGCGCCTACGCAAGACGGGCGGCGAGACCGAGGTATCGACCCAGAGCATACCCGCGGTGGTGGCTACCGGTGCCGTAGAACCTGAACTCGTTGATTGCAGCGCGGCTATCACCTCATTGATGCGCGCACGAACGGCCGCGCCCGCATCATTAGCGATCACAAAGCTGGATGTCTGGGGCATCAGGCGACCTCATCGGCATAAAGCCGCAATTGGGTGACGATGGGCGTGTAGGAGGCGTCCTTCGTCGAGAGGATGGCCCGCGCTTGAACTGCGCGGGCCTCGATCTCATGGGTGTCGAGCCGCCCCCAGGGGCCCCAGACGGGGTTTGCACTTGGGTTGTCATCGGTCTCTCGGATCTCAAAGAGCACATCGATCTCCGCCCCGGCGGCCCCATCAAAGTCCGCCCATGTGTCCATGAACGCGGTGCGCGCATCGATCCGGTCGTTGAGCGCCAGTGCTGCCACACCGATCTCTGAGCGAAGTCGGACGCGCTTTACCGCCCCGAGATCGAGCCCGGCCGCAAAGCCGTACTGCCCCTCCAGCGACGTGACCTGCGTCACACCATTCACCGTTGCCGTGGCGAGCGTCAGATTGCCTGTTGCAACCTTGAGCCCGGTCTTTGAACCCACAAACCCTGGATCAGCCTGCAGCAAGCCCAAAGGCGAGAAGGCCAGCACTTGCGCGCCCTTGGTCGATACCCGCACCTCGGGACCGGCACGTCCACCGCTGTCCTCGGCGCGCAGAAGATAAGTTCCGGGTTTCAGGGGCACGACAGCAATCGCTTCACCGCCGCCCACTCGGTCCATCGAATAGCTGTCGGCCCAAGTGGCGGTTGCCTCCTTCGAGTGCCGGATCACGATATTGCCGCCCACCCGCACATCTGGATCGACCGAGCGCGTCCATTTGAGGATCGCGAGCCCGCCAGCCGTTTGCAGCGTCACGTTCTCAAGCTGCGCTGGCGGTGCCGTCAGGCCGAGGATCTCAACCGTGCTCGTCTGCCAACTCGATGAGACCCCAAGCACCGAGACCGCCTTGACCCGGAAAGACCAGCCGCCCGGCGCGATGTCGCGGATCTCAAGGCTGGTCCCATCGGTCCGCCCATAATCCTGCCAAGCCCCCAGGCCTTGGCGTGCCTGCAGCTGATAGGTCGCAACAAAGCTTGAGGGTGCCGCGGCCCAGGTGACCCGCGCCAAAACCTTGAGCCCGCCCCCATCGCGGGTGACATAGATCTCCTCAGTGACCTGCGGCGCGCCGGGCGCCGGGATATCCCGCGCAGACGGAAGGCTGGTGCGGGGTGCTGCCGCATAAATCCGCGCCTCTGAAGCTGCCCAGTCGTACACCAAGGGCGACGTCTCGCGCAGCACGAGTTCCGGCAACAACAGCGCGCCATCGCCGGATGCGGTTAGATCAAGGCTGACCCCATGCACCTCAAACGGTTTGGCGGCAAAGCCCCAGCGCGCATAGGAGAGCGTCACCACATCCCCCACCGTTGCGGCCCAGGCCGACAATTTCCCTGAGAGCCGCACCGTCATCTGTCGACGCGCGCGTTCAAGCTCGATCTTGGCGAGCCGCTGCGCCATGGAGGCCGAGATCGTGAAGGGCAGCGAGATATCGCGCCAGCGCCGCTCCCCTCCGTCCTCGGCGAGATAGACATCACTCGCATAGGCTGGGAAGTCATCTGGCTGCCAATCGTTCTCGGGGCTCACAAACTGGCCCCGCACGCCGTTGAAGTTCGATGACATTGTCACGCGCGTGGCCAACGTCAGCCCGCCTTCGCGGACATGGTCCGAGGTCAGCGCGACATCAGGCGCGCGCCATGCCCCTGCATGGATGCGCCAGGACCCGCTCGAGAAGGCGCAGCGGCCTGCGAAGCTGGAAAGCATTCCCTCGATGATCGTCTTCGGGACCTCCGAAAGCGTGATCACCCCATTGCAGGCGTAGCGCGGCTCGGAGCCGCCACCCGCAAGCTGGACCGTTTCGTCGCAGATGTTCGCCGCCTCGACCAAGGACAGTTCATCAATACCGTCTGGATGCCCGATGCGCGCGCCGATGCCCCAGGTCGAATTGGCCATGTAATCGGCAAGGCACAGCGCAGGGTTTTCTGAATAGCCATGAGTTTCTGTGCGGGGGTCAAAGATGTCGTCCTTGCCCTGAAGATCCACCGTTATGTTCGGAATGCCTCCCGGGAAAGCATCCTGATCATAGGTGAGCCGCAGCCGGATTGCCGCACAGCCCCGCAAACGGTGGTTCTCGGTCCATTTGTCAGGCAGCGCGGCCTTAAGACCCGAGAAGGCTGTCTGGTTGGCGGTGCCGAGTTTCTTTTCGACAAGGACCTTTCCGGCCCAGCGACCTTGGGCAACGCCCGCGGCACTGAGGGCCATCTCGCCTTCGAAGTAGATGGCCCCGATGGATTTGACACGGTGCGCCGCAAGGACGATGACCAGATCGAGGTATTGGTTTTCTGATCCGGAGGAATGCAGGAAGACGATGACCCCGCCCTTGCGAGTGCGGCCGTAGACGAGGTCGCGCGGCACGACGGGCTCGCGGATAGTCACTGTTCGCGGCTGCATCGTGGTCTGCGGTTTTGGCATGAGAGCCTGCGCCGCGTAGGACAGCAGAAGCGTCCCGCCAATCCGCAAGAGTGCTGCGCCAATGCCACCTGCAGCCAGTACGCCGCTGATCGCCCCCGCGACCGCGGTGACGGCTGTCACGATGAAGGGCATGGTGTTGGTCCAGGATGAGGGCCGCGCGGCCTCACGCGCGCCAGTTTAGTCTAGGCATCTCGCAGCTTCAGTGTTTAAGCTGCAGCACGATTGCAGCTTTTGGCGACAACGTCTCAGTTCAGTCCTTTTCGTGAAGCTCGGCCCCGCTTCGCACCGATCCAGTAAACATCGAATAGGGGCGACGTCGGATCTTGCAGTACCCAAGCTGCCTGGCCTCCATGTCCACGTCTGCCCCATGCGCGGCTCGGGAGGAGAGGCCCGAGCCGCGCGCCTCACGATCCGCACAGGCCAGTCACCGGCGCGTCAAACGACCCACGCCAAGCGGCAAGACGCCAGCGACGCGAAGGTGAGGCCCTCGGGCGCGAGACCCACAGCGGTGGCGCCGATCACCACGCCAAAGCCAAGCCCTGTGTCGGTGAGCACAATGTCCCCGCGCTGCGCCAAAAGTGGGGTTGCGCGCGGTTCTCCTAAGAGCGCCCGCCCCATGTCCTCCACTGAGGCCCAGCCAAGGCGGCGCATCACACGCAGGCCCCCAAGATGCGTTGTGTAGCGTCCTCGCCAGAGGGCCGCGATATCCTCGCCGCCGGTCAAGGTCATCCGTGTTTCAAAAGCAAAGGTCGGGCAGTCATGGAGGCCCCATAGGAAGGGCTTGGCGCGTGCGGCTTCAACCGCCTCTGCGAGGCGGCGTTCCCAATGGTCGACACGGGGCATGGGATCACCTTTTCAGGAAGTGAACAGAAGATCGTCCTTGACGTTCGGCACTTCGTGTATTTAATTACACAGATGTTTGAGGTGCGCCAGACAGAAATCTTTGCAAGCTGGCTGGGCGGTTTGACCGACCTTCGCGCAATCGCCCGCGTCGATATCCGGATCCGGCGCCTCTCGCTCGGGAACATGGGCGATGCGAAGTCACTCGGGGAAGGGCTCAGCGAGATGCGTATCGACTATGGACCGGGCTACCGCCTTTACTTCACCCGCCGCGGGGAGCGCATCGTGATATTGCTCTGCGGAGGTGACAAGAAGCGCCAGAGCACGGATATCGTCCGCGCGCGGCAATTGCTGAAGGATCTTGACGATGACAGTTGAAACTCGTCCTTGGGACCCCGTTGAGCGGCTCGACACGCCTGAAGCACAGGAGGCCTATCTCGAAGCCGCCTTTGATGATGGGGACCCCAACCTGATCGTCGCTGCGATTGGTGACATTGCGCGAGCCCGGGGTATGAGCGAAATCGCTTCCAGCGCCCGCGTAAGTCGCGAGGTAATGTACAAATCTTTTCGCAAGGGGGGCAACCCCACGCTTGCCACTCTCTCTCAGGTTGCCGGCGCACTGGGCTACAAGCTAACGCTGCGGCGCGAGGCGGAGGCATGACTGCCGGCTTGGCACAAGCCCTCACCCCCGCCCCCAGGTGATTTCTCTGTCTTGGATCGCGGTCACATATTCAAACCCAAGATCGCCCGCGAAGAGGACCTGCTGGCTTTCATGGGTGTAGCGCCAGGTTCGCGCGACAGTGAGATCAATGAGCCGGCTTTCATAGCTGATCGTAATCGTGCAGGTATCTGCGTCATCCTTGATTTCGGGGACATCAAGCCGACCCGAGAAAGCCTGAACCGGATCGGCGATGATGCTGCCATTCTCGGCCAGAAGCCCCAGCCAGATCCGGCCCGGCAAGCCCTGACGCGCCTCCTCAATGGCCATTTGAACAAGGTCCAGTGGCACGCCAGAAAGCGACACGGCCGTGCCCCCGGCCACAACCTCACCAATCTCGTCGATGCCCCCGAGCCCAAGCAGCGAGCCCGCGCCAGACCAAGTTTGTCCGTTCCACGTAACAGACCCAAGGCCCGACCAGATCCGCACCCAGCCCGTGGCAAACTGACCTTCAAAGAAGATGACGGGCCGCAGCGACTGATCCGCGAGTGCCGTGGCGAAGGCAGGTGTGATGTCACGTGACATTGAAGAGCGCTTTCACTTCGCTTTGGTCACAGCGCTTCGCGCGCGGAGAGGGTGAAGCGGTGCTGGTCCGCTCGACCAATCACCGTGGGCACTGGTGCGGTGAGCCTCAAGAGCACCGACGGCGCGTTGAGACCAAGAAGCGCCCCGGCCGGGACTGTGGCTCTGAGCGGCGGCACAAAGCTGATCATCGCCCCGCTGCCAAGGGGCACGATATCCGCGGTTACCTGGTAAAGTCGGGTCGCCGCATCAGATCCGAGTTGGAAGAAGTCCCCAGCGCGAAGCCCAAGTCCCCAACCTGCCGTGCGCAGAGTAGCTGATCCCGCAACCTGCGCCTCGGTGACATAGGGATTGCCCACCGCCACCGGCACCTCGATCGAGGGGTCGGGGAAGAGGAACCGGCCCCGGAGGCCACCAAGGGCCGTAAAGAAGGCTGAAAGACGACGGGCTTTGGCCCCTTGGCTCACGGCCATCTCGATCTGGTACTCCCACCAGGACGCGCCCCAGTCCTGGATCTGGGAGGTGCCTGTGAAGGGCGAGCGCGCCTCGGCGACTGACGTAACAAGGCGCCGCTCGAGGGAGGACACGAGCGTCAGGGGCAAGACTGGAATGGTCATCTCAGATCACCTGACCCCTGCGTCTTCCATCAGCGACGCTTTGTTTCGCAATGCGGGCGATTTCTGGGATGGCAGCCCGCAGCCGCGCATCAATCTGCTCGGCCACGCCCATCTGCGCCCCGCGTGCGTCGATGTTCACGGTCACGCCGGTGCCAGCGCTGGCACCCCGGCCGTAGCCAGTTGCCTCACGACGATTGAGCACGCGCTCTCCCCGCTGCAAGATCGCAGGAACCTCATCAGGTCGAAGTCCTGCCCAGCCGCCGGAATGCAGCCGGGGGGCATCTGCAAATGCGGTGACTGGAACCGCCCGTATCGGTGCGCCCGCACCCACCATGCCTCCCGTATGCCAGATGCTCGCGTTCACCATAGGGTTTGCGGCAGCCGCAGCCCCGCCTCCGAAGATCCCGCCGCCAAAGATGCCTGAGAGGGCCGAGGCCAAAGGGCCCAAGACTGCGTTTTTGAAGGCAAGCGTCGCAAGGTCCGCCAGGATTGAGGAAACCAGCGATTTGAAGTCGAACTTGCCGGTGGTGACAAATTGGCGGAAGGCGCTTTCTGCCGAGGAGAAAGCCGAGGTCAACGTCTCGCCGAGACCCTTTCCCCAGTCCATGGCGCCTTTGGCATAGTCGGCCAGGGACTTCGTGACCTGAGCCCAACCCGTTGCGGCCTCTTCCGCGGCCTTCTTGGCCGCACCACCTGCTCCACCAGCGGCTTGGCCTGCCGCATCAAAGCCATCGGATACAGCGCCCGCCGCCTCAGCAGCGCCGCCTAAGGCGTCCTCGCCTTCCGTGCCCGCGCCGATGATTGCCGCCTTGAGCGCCGCCCAAGCTGTCATCGGGCGGGAGGCAGCCTCAGAGAGCATACCAGCTGCCTCGACATATCCCGCCGCGCGGCCACTTGCAGCGTCAGCCATGCCCCCGAAGAGATCCGGCGTCTCAATGTAAGTCTTGCCCATGGCCGCACGGAACGCATCAGCCGCCGCCGTGCCTGCGGCCGAGGCTGCGCCCTCGAAGGGGTTGGCAATCCCACCGAGATCCACTGCCTCCAGCGTGCCGATCTTCAGCCCAGCTTCACCGGTCGCCCAATCAGGCAGAAGGGCCAGCGCCGCGTTTAGCCCCTCAATGAAGCCATTGATGCGCGTGACCACTCCATTCAGCATCGACTCAACACCCCCGATGAGCCCATTCGCCGCCTGGTATGCAAAATCCCCGATCGCCTGCGGCAGCGCGCCCCAGATCGCCTTCACCCCATCAAAGGCGCCTTGGAACGTCCCAACCGCAGAATTGCCCCAGCCGACGACAGCCGTCAGCGCTGATTGCAGGCCGTCGTAAATGCCCGCCTGTGCGCCCGCCCAGCCGGCCTCAACGCGCGACCAGGCGGCTGTGGCTGCCAGCGCCAGGCGGTCCCACGCCTCTGCCGCCACGTCGCGCAAGAGGCCAAAGGCTGCACCAACACCGCCGACTTTGGCGACGAGGTTGGTGAACTGGTAAACAAGTTCGCCCGCGCCCACGATCAGCGCTCCGATCCCCGTGCGGATCAAGGCACCGCGCAAAAAGACCAGCGCCGTGGCGAGGCCCTTCACTGAGAGGACCCCAGCAGCCAATCCCACCACCCAGCGTCCGGCCATGACCGTCGCAAATGTTGCGGCATAGGTTGTCAGCCGGCCGAGATTGTCAAAGACCGCCGTGATCGCCTGTCCCAGCACGCCAGTGCTGCGCGCCGCATCGCCAAGCGCATTGGCAATGGTTTCCAGCGCAGGTGCGACCGCCGCCGTGAGGCGATTGGTCAGGCCCAGCCAGATCAGGCTGAGTTTGGCAATCGCATCTCCTGTCCTTTCGATCTGCACGGCATCTGTCGCGCTCACCGCCACCCCGAAGTCGCGCACGTCCTTGGCCGCCTCGCGCAAGGTGGCGGGATCAATCCGTAAGAAGGCGAGCGCTGCCTTGTCGCCAAAGAGGTCCGAGGCCACGGCCGCACGCTCCGCCTCAGGGACAAGTCGGGCCAAGGCGTCTTGGATCGTGGCGATCCGTTCATCCAAGGGCAAAGCCTGAAGTTCCCGCGCCGAGAGATGCAGCCGCTCCAAGGCGCCGACAGCAGATCCTGACCCAGACGCGGCCTCAGACAACCGCGTGGTCAGCTTCTTCGTCGCCTGTTCGATCTCGCCCAGTGAGACCCCGGCCAATTCGCCCGCCAAGGTTAGAACCTGAAGGCTCTCCACCGATGTCTTGAGCGAAGCCGCCATGT